GGTTGTAGCTACTGCAGGGACGACAGTAGTTAGGTCAAATTCTCTGACCTGAATCCCCGGACTTACTAAAAATGCCATCGTATTCTCCTTAGATAAGAAACTGCACTCATATTTATTAAATCCGGATGTTGGTTACAGAACTAGACCATCATCTTCGTAGCCATCCCCAGAGTTTATGAATCCAAACGGAAGCATTGAGTCCATTTCCTCTTTTCTTTCTTGTAAAAGATTTTGAACATAGTCAGTATCTGTAAGGTTTTTGAAGTAATCTTGTGTTGTCATCCAGCCAAACATCACCAAAGTCATTACAATATCGTCATTCTTTCCCTTATCAGCAGCAAACGTTTGACCCGTAGAAATAAATGTTGACAACTCACTAATTACCTCAAAGTCATTAGCAATAAGTTTTTTGTTTTCAATAAGAGTTTTTAGATTTGAACATCCAATCTTCTTTGTTTTTAATGTTGTCCTCAGACCATTGACCATGTGAACACCACCAAAACCGGAACTGATTTTTACGCCATCTCTACCTTTAAAAGACGTGCTGACCATGTTCTCATATTCCAAATCTCTCTCAAGAATGTCAGCCACTTGTTGACCAACATCGTTAATCTCAACCATACAAAATGCTTCATTATATTTTATTCCTAATTCATAAATGATCTTTGGGAATTCTTGAACAGTCACGTTGTTTGCTTTGAATCTAGCAACCATCTTGTAAGGAACCTGTGTTACGTCGATGACAGAAATGGCTGAGTAGTCAAGATTTACACCTCTAGCTACGTCACATGTCATAACATAAAGTTTATTTGGCTCTGGTTCCTCATAGATTGCCGTTCTGTCATTAAATGTTTTGGGTTTCTCTGGATACATTTGTCTGAGAAACTTTGGATCAATCAGTGTGAACTGAGAACCTAAGAACTCACAGTTATGGGAAACTATTTCATTAGTTTTATATAAGTTTCCATCAGCGACATCAATTAAATCGTATAGTTGGATGTCCTCTTCAACATCCTCTGCATACAATATAGTCTTTCCTTGAATAGAATCTCCAACAGACAAAGACGATGCCTTTATTTTTTCTTCACCAAAGGCATGGTCTAACGAACATTTAATATCACTCTTGTCGTCAAATATAATATGTTTATATATTTTTCTTTGTACTAACTGTACACCATTAAAAGGTTTAAACCCAGATGGTGTTAACACTTCATAATCATTGTTTAATCTAAACATCATTCCATGCCTTTTTATTAATTATCTTTAAAATATTTTGTTCAGTGACATTGTAAAAGGAATGATATTTTTTTGAAAAAAGACGATCATATGTAAACACCTTTCCATTTTTACTTTTCTTACCAACATCATCAATAAACGGTTTGCTTTCATATAATTTTCTTATTTCTCTAACTTGTTCTTCGTTCAGCTTTGAAGAGTGGATTATTCCTTTTCTTTTTTTGCTCCAATTTTCTTTCGTTTTTTCACTAAAAGCATTTTTCTTGCCCTTATTCCAAGGAACATTGCCTTTCTTCACACCACCAATACCCTTTCTATTGTAGCCTTCAAAGCCTTCACCACCCGGAGATTTATTCCATCCCTTTTTATATGTGTTATGTTTAGAAATTAATTCTATTTCTATTTTTTTTGCTTCCTCTGGATCATCAGTTTCCATCAATATTTTGAATTCGTGAGGTGGCCGACTACGTTTGTGATCTCTTTGTCTTGTCTTAGTATCCTGTGTTTGACCGATGTATCTTATGTTTCCGGATTTGCTTATTAGTTGGTAAATAAAATAGGACATTTCTGTCATTCCCATAAAATTAATGACTAGAATTATTTATCCTAAGAACTCACACTCAACATGTCCATAAAATCATCAATTCTAACATTTTTTATTTTATTTGTTTTTTTGTCTCTGACTGTAATCATTGTTTCTCCAGCAACACACTCAAATTCCACACGCCACTGTTCTTCAGACGTGTTATTGATTGTTTCTTGTTTAAACTTTTCGTCTCTACCCGGAACATCCCACCAATTTACTTCAACTCTCTTGTAAGAGTTTTTGCCTTGTTCCGAGTCAGACCAAATTCGGTAGAACATATCCAGACCGTTTGGTGTGGATGTGATAAGAATCTTGGATGTTTTACCGGATGAAATTGTTGGGTAAACAGAGGCAAAGAATTCCTCTTGAATGTTGGGTGATACGAATGCAAGCTCGTCCATGTAGATAAGGTTAAAAGATCCACCACGTACAGCAGAGGAGGACGTAGCAGAGGCAAGAATTTTTGAACCGTTCTCCAGTTCAATGTTACCTTTGTTCCACTCTATGACCCCCTGCTGGAGCCACTTGGGTAAGTGTTCATATGCAAGCTGGATACGAGATAGAATTTCTCTAGACTGCTGCATCTTGTTAGCAAGAATTGCAATCGAGAAACTTTCAGTAAAGAGAACATACCAAAGAAGAACAGCAGCAATGGTCGTAGTGTTATGTGTAGGAATCAAAGTTGTTCCAGCTAAGAAAAGATGATCTTTGTTATCAACTTGCAAACAACGGACGGGTTCTGACTCGATTTCTCTGATATTATGAATAAAATATCTTTTACTTTTTTTGTGAGTTCCTTTTTTAAGAAGACTATTCTTTCTTTCTAGTCTAAAAATGGGGAAACTTCCATCATATGAAAATGAAACAGTAAAGTAATAAATCCCATCTATAGATTTGTATCTTTTACGAGACTTTATGCCCATAGAGGAAAGAAGTGTTCTAAGCTGATCACACAAACCTTCATTCTTATTATAAAATTCACATGAAGATGTATTAGGCTTTAACGAACCGTCAGAATCCATCAAACCTTGAATTAGTGCTATTCTTTGTTCTTTTGAAGCCGTCAGATATTCATCCGGTATATGTTTATTGCCATAAAGATTCATTTCCTTTAAGAGAGACTGACCGCCTTCAGTTTTAAAATAAACTACATTTAAATTTCTTTTATCATGAAACCACTTATCGATATTCAATTGACTTCTATAAAATTCAAAATCATCTTTATGAGATGTAATTCTAGCACCTTTGGTATCACCATCACCCAACCAAAGTCCCAATAAGTATGGGTCCATAGGAAGATTTTTATATTCCCCTTCGATAGAGTCATTTAATTCAATAAAGGGTTTGTTTGTATGGTTTACATATTGAATAATTTCTTCTGTCGTAAGAACTCTCTTTCCGGCTGTCCAGTTTGTACTGTTAACCTCCCATAAGTGCTCGGCATCAGCTTTGATGATATCACCATTATCGAAAACAACTTCGTAGACTTTATGGTTGTACATGGTTTCTGTGATAAAAGAAACATTAGCCTCTTTACCGTCCTTTCCATATATTTTATCACCGACCTTTAAATCACCCATACTTGACCAACCATTGGGTGTTAGAATTGGGGTGTCTAAAGTTAGGGCTTTCCCGCTCTGTCGTGGAAGCTTACAGATAACAAATCTTTCCTTTACAGAAAGATCAATAATCTCTTTTTGAAAATCGTATGGCTCAAAAAGAATAAGACCCTTATCTACGTTCACAATCTTGATATAATTTTCAAAGAAATAAAGAGGATCTTGAGCGCACTTGATATACTCCTGCATTTCCTCTTGTGTATATTCAACCTCAACACCCGAACGTTTGAGGTTCATATTACCTAGATAAGCTTCTTTCCTATCATCACTCATTTCTTCATGTCCTTAATCATCTTCTGAAGATCTGCCGTGCTTCCAACAAAAAGAGCATTAGTAACATTCTTAGCCTTGGCCTTTTCACCCTTTAAAGCCTTCTGTTTATTCTTAAGTTCTAAAAGGTCTTTGTTTGCATCGGAAATAGTTTTAACTAGTGTAGATACAACCTCAAAGGCTCTAGGTTGCTGTGATTGCTTTGCAACCTCCAACACTTCTTCTAAAGCTTCTGTGCCTCTTTCAATAATGTTGTAAAGATTTGTTCTTGTGTATTCGTAATCTTTGTCAATTTGTTCATCATCGTCACCTTCGGGAGGTTGAATGATTTTCTGCACACTGTCCTCAATATTGAGAACTTCATTTAAATCTTTTTTATTCATAGTGATATAACTGAGTCATTTGCTGTTACTGATGAGGAAAATGTTGTAATAAATCCGTAGTCTGTATTTGGCAATATCGTATTTGCTGCAACAGAAAGAGCGCCATTGCTCGTTGGAAGACCATTTGCAAATTGTCCCGGTCTGAAACGGAAACTTTCTACACTCGTATCTACCGTTCCAACATTCGAAGTAAACCCATCCACACGGAAATTTGTATTTGCAAAAAGAATAAGAGGTTTTTGTATGACTGGACCAATCATATATGCTTTCATGAGAAAGTCCATCGTATGCACCAAAACTCTCCTTTGGTCAAAAGAGCCGTCATAAAGATCCTGAGTCGTCACTCCGTTTAAAATTATAGGAATGTCTTTTATGATTTGAGGATCTTCTAACAGTTCGACAGTTGGCGTAAATTGAGGTATGAAGAATGGAAGAATTTGTTCAACTATTCTAACACCATCTTCATTCGTTGCTGTGTAGATGTTTAGAGAAAATTGAATATCATATGGAACTTCAGTAAAAACTGTTTTAGCCTTTTCAGGCTGTGAAGTGCTAACAATTTTATTTGTAGCTGGAAGCTGTCTTCCCGGATCAAAACCCATTCTTACCATTTCGAATGAAATTCTGGGTAAGGTAAATCCAGTCTGTTTGTCTAGATCAGGATCTTCCTGCAATCGGGCAACAAATTTTTCTTTAGGACCATATGTCAAAGGCACTTCTATAGTAGAAATAACATCCCCAAACCTGTTTGTTCTTCTTAATTTAATATCATTAAAAAGAGTTCCAAAGGATACTACATACTTTCTGAGAAGATCGTGAAAAAAGATATGTCTCAGCATCAGTATTCTCCACTAGCAAATGGGTCGTTTTCCGTGAAGTCAACAATCTGATCAAACTCTTTCTGAACTTCAAAGTTGATTGCACCCGGAACATTATTTGCACCCGAATCGGTGTTTCCGGAGACAACTCCAAGTGACAGGCTTGACATATATCCGTCTAACGTATTGTTACCTGTAGCAAAAATTTCTCCAGAATACTCATACGTTTCACATCTTAAATCGTAAGTTTGTAGTTTTCCTAAAGGATAGAAGATTTGTTCATGTTCAACAAATTTTATTTCAAAAAATGTGTTTGCTAAAGGAAAATACAGCAAATCACCTTCTCTAGGTCTGGAAATAGAAATGGCCTGATCAGTGTAGACGTTATTGGATATTGCTACATTAGCAGATGAGTATGTGCTTACAAACGCACCGTTAGCTATTTCTTGGTCAAATCTTTTTTGTGCAATTGTAAAAGTTACCTGATCTCTAATCTCTAAACCAAACCTAGAAACAAAATCTCCTTCACCTTCAAAACCCAAAACATTTTTTA